AGACTTCCTGCACAACGTCTAACTAAAATAATGCTTGCAACACGCAAAACTGCTCAAGCTGGAATGGTTAGGGCAGAAAAGATGCTTGTTAATCGTCTTGTAAATGTAAGTCGTTTTGAAGCACAATGGAATGCGGATTTAATTAGTAAAACAGTTCCAATAGACATAGACATGTCTATGCCAAGTAATGAAGTTTTGAAACAACTTGTAAATACAAGAACAATGGACGGAGCAAAACTTGGCACTTGGATAAAAGGATATTCTGCTTCTGTAAATGCTTCAATGATGAAAGGAATAAAAGTTGGGATTGCAACTGGTGAAAGTTTATCTAATATTGGTAAGCGAATAGAAAGTGTTTTAGGATATAAAACAAAACAAGCAGAATATATTGCACGAACAGCCGTTAGTAATGTTGTTCATCAAGCAAGAGAAGAAGTATTTAAAAAGAATACAGATATAGTAAAGGAAGTCCAGTGGATATCTACTTTGGATGATAGAACTTCTGATATTTGTATATCTTTAGATGGTAAAATTTTTCAAGTTGGAGAAGGCGAACGTCCTCCTGCTCATTTTAATTGTAGAAGTACAGTTGTTCCTGTAATTGCTTCTTGGAATGAATTTGGAGTGGAAGCTCCTCCTCCAGCGACAAGAGCTTCTATGGATGGAGCAGTTCCAGCAAAAATGACTTATAAAGATTGGTTGAAAGATTTGGGAAAAACTGCAGAAGGAAGAGTAACACAGAATAAGATTCTTGGGAAAACAAAAGCAGAATGGTTTCGCAAAGATCCTTCTATAATAACTAAATTTGTAGATAAGAATTTAAAACCATTAACACTTAAACAAATTGCAAAGCGTGAAGGAATATCTTTAGAAAAATTTCTACCCGCTCCACCAATTACTAAATCAGAAATTGATAAACTTATTACTCGTGGATTAGAAATTGATAAAATAGTAACAGTTAATCCAAAATTAGCTTATGAAAAAGGATTAAATACAGAATGGATGCAAATAAGTAAAAAATTAGAAGCTCAAGGAATTAGTAATAATAAAATAACAATAGGAAAGGTAGAAGCTTTTGAACCAACAAAAATTGTTGCAAAAAATCCAGAAATTTCTGTTTGGAAAAAATTAACTATAGATGAAAGAAATGCTCTTAATGTATATATGCCTGATGGAAGAGAGATTGTAAAACATCAATTAGGATTATTAAAAGATGTGGATTATAAATTTGTTACAAGAGCCGATAGAGATTGGCAAATTGCACATATAGAAAGTGCATTTAAAAAAATAGAAGGATTTAATGGTACAACTTATAGAGGATTAGCATTTAAAACTGAAGCACAAAAAACTGCTTTTATGAAAGATTTTAAAGTTGGAGAAATTTGGCGTTCAAAATCTTTTGCCTCTACATCTAAAGATTTAAATATAGCTAAAAAATTTACAAAAATTCAAGATATGGAAAATATGGTTGCTCGTAAAGGTAAAGGAGTATTACTTCATATTGAAGGAAAAAGTGGTCGTTATATTACAGAAATAACAAAAAATCTTACAGAAAAAGAAGTTCTTTTTGCAAAAGGAACTTCATTTAAAGTTAATAAAATAGTTGGTAATAAAATTTATTTAGAAGAAGTAAGACCAACAGCAATATCAGAAATAAAAGCAGTTACAACTACAAAAGTTGGAACAACTTTTGCAAAAACAACAGAAAAAGAAATTCAAGATGTGGTAATAAAGCATCTTGATTCTTATCCTGAAAAAGTTAAAGTAGCTTTAAATACAAAAGGTATTAATTATAATATTGGTAATAGTTTAACAGAAATAAATCCTGAAATAAAAGGTTTACATCCAACAGGATGGTCAAAAGGAGCAACTTGGGATTCTGTTAGTGGTATGTATAATATAAAAAATAAAACTATTTCTGTAGCTGAAACTTATTGTCCTATTGGACAAAAATTATATAAAACAATTTCTATAGATAAAATAAAAATGGTATTAAATCATGAAACTGGTCATGGATTTGATGCTACTGTTAGTGGTAATTATAGTAATATAGGAAAATTCAAATCTGCTTATGCAAAAGATGTTGCAAAATTATCTAAAATTGATATTGCTAAAAATGATCTAAGATTCTTTTTACAAACAGGAGAAAATGGGCGAAGTGAAACTTTTGCAGATTTATTTGGTGATATAATGGGTGGAGGAGGAAAGCCAGAACTTAAAAAATTCTTTCCTAATAGTGCAAAATATATTGAGAACTTATTAAAAATAAAATAAGAGAATTAAAATGAAAACAAAACAAGTAATTATTCCAGCTTATGGTGACAATGTAATAGGTGATGCTTTAATAGATATGTCTATCCAGTGTTTAGCTTGTGATAACTTAAATAATAATATGACAACCTGTAAAGCATTTTCAAAAGGAATTCCAGAAAAAATTCTTGTTGGTCATTGGGATCATACAATATCATTTAGAGACAAAAAATATAATGATAATGGAATATTATTTAAAAGAATTGAGGAATAATAATGGCTAAAGAATTAACAAAAGAACAAATAGAACAAGCCGGTCAACGATTCGTTGGTGTTCCTGAAGAATTAGAATTTGTAGGAATGGAAGACGAAATTGAAGTTATAGAAGTGGAGGAGAAATAATATGCCTTACGAAAATTATCATGCAGCGAGGTTACAAAATCCAGATTTATTTCTCCGTATTAGAGTTTTTAAAACTACTTCAGAAGGAATTATGTTTTATGGTGGTCCAAAGAAAAGCGATCCACGAGGCGGAGCAGAAACACAAGCAATTCGATTTCCAAAAAAGAAATTTACAGTTGCTGAAGCAAAAAAGTGGTTAAAAGATCATGATTTTAAGTTTATTCTCTTTGAACCAGCTACTGAAAAAGATTAAATAAAGTTTAGTAAATAATTAAATAAAAATATTTAAAATTTAAATTAGAGGAGAACAATTATGTTAAAAGCGGTGCTTGATTCATTAGAAGGATTGAGTGATAGTATGAAGGAACATTACAAAGAAAAAGATGGTAAGTTTTATCTTGAAGTTGAGAAGATTGCTGGTTTAGCTTTAGAGAATGTCGATGGATTAAAATCTACAGTAGAAAAGTTGCGAACAAGTGAAAAAACTTTGCAACAGTCTTTAAAAACTATTGAAGATACTATGAAAATTAATGCTAAAAAGTATGAAGGAATTGATCCAGAAATTGCAAGAGAAGCATTGTCAAAAATTGATGAAATAAAGAATTGGGATGGCGAAACGAAAGTAAAGAAAGCTGTAGAAGTTGCAGAGCAAAGATTGCAATTAAAGATAAATGAATTAGTTAAACAACATTCTACTAAAGTAGAAGAAATAGAGGATGAATTAGCTAATTCGCAAAGTCAACTTCAAGATGCTATTGTTACTTCAAAAATAATTGAAGCAATAAGTAAAGAAAATGGTAATGTTGATCTTTTAATTCCTCATGTTAGAAAATATGTAAATATGATAAAAGATAATCAAGGGAAGTGGAAACCTGAAGTTGTGAATGAAGAAGGTAATTCAAGGATAGGAGATAGTCAAGGTAATTCCATGACTATTATGCAATTAGTTCAAGAAATGAAAAGTAAAGATGTTTTTGCTGCTGCTTTTTCAGGAACAGGTTCTACGGGAAGTGGAAAAACAGGTTCTTCTGATACTCCAGTAAAGAAACTTGATGTTAAAGTTGTTAAAGCATCTGATACAAAAAATATATCTCAGAATCTTGAACAAATTGCTTCAGGAAAAGTGCAAGTTGATATGTCTTAAATTAGAAAAACTTTATTGAATTTTAGAGTGGGAAACAAAGAAATTTAATATAGTAAGATATTTATTGGTATTTGAATATCAAGTAATGGGATATTACTTCTAAAAATAATACCAGAGCGGGATGCTCGACAGTGACGGGATGTTGCTGCGTATTTGAAAAATAACAAAAATATTTTTAGGAGTGTTTATAATGGCTAATACATTAACTAATATTATGCCGAAGATTCTTGCAAGAGCTTTAATGAGTCTTCGTACTCGCTGCATTATGCCTCGTCTGGTAAATGCTGATTATGGCACAGAAGCAGCGAAGAAAGGCACGACGATAGACGTGCCAGTTCCTGTTGCTGTTGGTACGACAGTAGTAGCTCCAAGTCATATACTCGTTGGTCCAACAGATTTAACTCCAAGTGTTGTACAGATTAGTTTGGATAAGTGGTATCAGAATAATCCTATTGGTCTTACTGATAAAGAATTGGTAGAAATAGACGCAAATGAGCATTTCCTTCCTATGCAACTTGAGGAAGCTATTAAAGCATTAGCTTCAGTAGTTAATCAGGATATTTTGGGAAAATACAAAGGCCAATATCGTGGTGTTTATGGATTTATTTCCAGTCCATCAGTTGGATATTCTACAATAATTGATCCATTTGGTGCTGGTGCGACTGATACTGGTGGAGTAAGTGCTGCGACTGGTGCAAAGAAAGTTTTGAATAAACAATTATGTCCAAGAACTGATAGACGTGGTATTTTGAATTTTGATGCGGAAGCTGCGGCACTTGACCTTTCTGCTTTTAGTGATGCAGAAAAAATCATGTCTGCTGTTGTGAAGATGGAAGGGGAAATTGGTCGTAAGTTTGGGATTGATTTTGTAGCTGATGATGATGTTTTGGATCACACTTGCGGAACTGTTCAAGAGACTACTCCCACTAATCTTAAAGTAAATACACAGACTGCTGTTGGTAACGTAGCTGTTGTATTAAAAGATTCCACAAACACTGAAACTCTTCTTCGTGGAGATATTATAAGATTTGCAGCAGATAGTACAAAACAAACATATTGTGTAATTGGAGATGCTTCTTATACAATTTTAGCTGCTGGAACTTCTGTTGGTGTTTGTCCTGCAATAAAAGGTGTGTATGCTGCTGAAGGTTTAGTTCATGTTATGAGTTCGCATGCAGTTAATATGGTTTTTCATAGAGACGCTTTTGCGTTCGCCACAAGACCGCTTCTTGATGTTTCTCAAGATTATAGTCT